ACCGATGGACGCCTTGTAGTCCTTATGTGTCGGGTCCAAGACCCACTCCTCTGTACCTTTCCCACACAAATCTTTCGTCCCATCAAGTACTTTTCCATCTCTCATACACACACCTCGTTTTATATATTTCTTTCCTGTGCATGGCTGGTTGAGATCTATTTCATCTTCATCGAGCATTATGACTTCAGCATTTGGGTCGTCATTTTTGAAAGGGTTTTCTTTACTTCCTTCCTTTGCAGCAGTCTGACGACCGTAATACAAAAGTATTACCACAGCGCATATGATCACAACTGTGAGAAAGCCACCTGTGCCTATAACTGCTAATGCGGCTGCTGACATATATTAGTGCTAGATAATTTTTTATATTCCTGAAAAAATTTTGTGTTTATATTGTGGTTCTGATCTGAGGTGCACACGCACACTTAATGATCGATCGAAAATTTTTTCCTTCCTCATTAATGTTCTCACCATGGATCTGGCCCTAGAAGCGATCCGAGAGAAGAACATCGCCGCCCTCGCGCTCATAGACGAACAAGACCCGTGGAAGCAGCGCATCCTGTGCGAGGCCGCCGCGGCGTGTGAATTCGAGGAGGCGCTCGTGCACTTTAACCGCAAGTTCTACGAGTGGGATCAGCGCACGTACAGGGCTGCCAGGAGTGAGCAAACCAAGCAGTGGCTCGAGTTTCAGGGGTGTCCGACGCGTCGATACACCACGGATGTTCTCAACGCCATGCTCACGGTGGTCGCGGAGAGATTCTCCGAGGAAGACGAGGGCACGTACGCTTTCTTGAGCGGGGAGATCCAAGGTCTCCACCGAACGCTTCAGTTTTACAAAAAGTCTTGGATCGATCATCACGACGCCATACGTAAGCACAAGCGCAGGGAGGCAATTTTACTTCTAGTTCTATTTATCGTTATTGCAATACTATGCTAAACCCACTCACCACTCCCGTTCTTAAACGTGTAAGTGTACTTGTCCCTAGGATCGCCTTGTATGGGAGGCGTCCGCGTCACGATGTCTTTGGCTTCGTCGAGCACGGCTACCTGAATCCCCGTCGTTCTCTCTTTGCAACAATCTTTTCTGTTGTAAATTTCAATCGCGTGAATCTTTCGCATCGAACCCAAATCAATCTCGATCCAATCGGTGTCACTGTTCGGGTGACCATTCGTGTGGGCGAAATTATTGTCGGTCTCTTTCCCGAACGTCAAATGTCTCATCGGCCCCGCGGGGTGCACGGAACTCGCTTTGGCCGGCTTCTCGATGGCCAAGTTGAGTTTTTCGTCGTCCAACACTTTCACAAAGGCGAGATTGATAATCATCTCATTGTTCGTGTGCACCAATTTCACGTAACGTCCCCGAACTGGGATGTCTTTATCCGGGTCTCTCACGGGCGTGGATTGCAAGGCGTCGCCGGATACGCTCCACACGACCGCTTGTCCCTCGACCTCACAGATTTTTGATTTTTTCACCTCCTCCAATTTCTCATTGAGGAGGACGATCTCACACCCCATCAACCCGTCGGGTGTGTCCGGCGCGTTTACGATGTACACGAGGCTTACCGGTCTTTCCTCTCCGAGATCGATCTCTATGTATTCAGATTCCGTGGAATCGGTGGTCCCCGCGACACCGTCTGACGGGAACCCACCGGTGGTGAGATTTTGCAGAGAGAACCCCTCCAACTTGGACGAGGCCTTGACGGTCTTTCCTTTACTGACAACCTTGTCGCCGTCGAAGATGGACATCTCAGATATCTTGATAGCCTTCTTCGTCGTCTGCTGAAGACGGACGTATTTCGCGGTCGCGGGGGGGATCTCAGGAACAGCCGTGCACGTGGCGACACTGAACTCGAACGGGTCGAAGGTACCGGCCGTGCATTTCCAAAAGCCACCGATGCTGCTGGAAATACTGCAGCAGCAACAGCAAAATGCGAAGATCAGGGCAAAAATGATCGCCACTGGTTTCATCCTACTTTGGTCTGACAAAAAAAAATCGCGACTTAAAGTTTTCCGTCCACAAATAAGTATACCACAAACACAATCACAATGTCGCTCGCTATTACTCAATCCAAGGATTTCGATGTCTCCAAGATCACCTTCACGAAGATGAAGAAGGGGAAAATGGGAAACAAGACGGTTTACCTCCAAAGTGACAACAAGAAACTCTACCTCCAACTCCCGTTCCTTCGATCGCCGTACGGAATGTCCTCCTACACGGACGAGGCCTCTGGGAAGACGAGTTACAGCCTGGATCTCTCCTTCGACACCGATAACGAGGCGGCGATGGAATTGAAGGGACAACTCGAAGCGTTGGACGAACTCATCGTCAACACCGTCGCCGAAAACTCCAAGGAGTGGCTCGGTAAGGAGTTTAACGTCGAGGTCCTCAAGCAAGCGCTCTACAAGCCGATCGTTCGACCCGGGAAGGAAGACTACCCGGCGACGATGAAACTGAAGATCCTCACGAAGCCGGACGGCACCTTCGTCCCGGAGGCGTACAACATGAAGCGCGAGCGCGTCTCCCTCGACACCGTCGAGAAGGGCGTCAAGTGCTGCGCCATCTGCGACGTTCAATCCGTCTGGTTCATCGACAACAAGTTTGGCGTCACCATCCGACTCTCCCAGGTGTTGATGGAACAATCCCAAAAACTCCCATCGTTCGCGTTCCAAGGCATCGACCTCCCGACGTCCGACGCCGGGGCGTCTTCCGAACAGGAGGAAGAAGAAGAATTCGAAGAAGACATGATTGACGAATAATTCCTAAGTTTATAATATAAAATATGGCTCTCCTCAGACAAAACGCCCTCTCCAAGGCGGAATCCCGCGCCCTCACCCGCCTCAAGATGTTGAACTCCCGACTCAACAAGGACAACAAGAAACTCAAGAAGGAACTCGCGGCGGCTCGAAAGCGCGTGAACGCCCTCGCCCTCGCCCGCAAGATCAAGCGCCGTGTCAAACTCGTGAACACGACCATCCCATCCGTGCGCACCAAGGTCAGCCGCCAACGCCGCATTTTAAATCTCAGTAGATAATACAATGATCGCCTTCATCATCCTCCTCCTCGTGGATTTATACATTCTCATGAACACCGGACGCGTCGCGGCCCCGCCGGCGGTCGTCGGTGAAGAAGGTAAGTGGACTGTTTTCGGCACCATGGGCTGCGGGTGGACGCGCAAGCAACTCGAATACCTCAAGAAGAAGGGCATCGCCCACGTTTTCAAGGATTGCGAAAAGGGTGAATGCGGTGAAGGTATCGAGGCGTTCCCGACTCTCGTGAGCCCGGAGGGAGAGAAGACCGTGGGATACAACGAAATTTAAATGCATTGATTATTGGATATTCAAAAATTCGATTAAGAGTTTTTCAATATTCAAATTTAATTTAGCAGCACTTGAGGACGGAGAGGGACATGCTGAGCAAGAACGCGTCGGCGAGGTTTCCGATCGGCTTCAACGCGCTGATGTGCGGGACGAGGGAGCGGTTCCACATGAATCTGAGGAGGAAGGAGGACAAGATGAGGGTCAAGACGAAGGTGATCAACTCGGAGAGCAACTCGCGTCGGCTCTTGCTTCGGACAACTTCTCTGAGGGCCATTTTAATTTGTTTCTATATATTAATAAGACAAAATAAAAATGGCCAAGGGCCTCCCACTGAGTGGGTCAGAGAAGAAATTCACCCACCGTCTGTGGAGCAGTCGCAGAGGGGTCGGGAACAATAACTGCTACGCGTACGCGTTCTCGGATTACGAAGCCGCGGCGCGTCCACACAAGAGCATCCCCGGTGATCGCTCGGGTCTCTCCTCCCTCCCGCACACGTACACGCACTGTCGCGACTTGGCGAGGCGCGTCGTGAGCGACAACCCGAAAAAGGTCTACGTGTGCAAAGACCCGGAGAAGCGATGCAAGAAGGGATACTACAAGACCATGCTCTTCGTCGCCCCGGCGAGGCCATCCGACTGGATCAGTCAGGGGGATTTCCACTGGTACAAACAACACGGGGTGGTGGAATACAAGGTAAAGAAGGGTGACACCGTGACGAGCATCGCCCGTTTTTTCAAGGTTCCCCTCCAGCGCATCAGTCGCGCGGTGGAGCGAGCGAAGGCGAAGAACAAACTGGTGCGCACCCTGAAACCTGGGAAACTCCTCGTCTTCAAGGCGAACGTGTGGAGCCACAAGAGAGGGTGGGCCACGGGAGCGCTCCTCACCGACGCTAAGGGCAAGATCATCAAAGACCCGCGAGTCGCGTCGCGCTTGTACCCCGGGCTCAACTACAAGCTATTCTGCAACGCTTTCTGTGTCGCTAGCAAGGGTGTTCGAGTCGGACCCACTGCCCCCGTCCAGAGGAGGCCCGTCAAAAACAAAAACGTTGGAGTCAACGTCGTCAAGCGTAAGACCAATGTCCGCAAATAATCGATCCAAGTCGAGGGTGTCATCCAAATCTACGTTGAGTTCGAAAATGTCAAAAACATTGAAGATGTTCTCTGTGTTGAGATTTGCGGTGGACGTATTGGCGGTGTAATTGTTGGTGACGCTCAACGTGACTGAAAATTTAGAGACGTCGAAGACTTGGCGACACATCGGGCACGTGTGTTTGCCTTTGGCCTTCCACTTATCCAGGCATGTGGCGTGGAATATATGTCCGCAACGGATTGGCGGATTTGAGTTGTGTCGAGACGACCGCACCTCGTTCAGACATATACTGCATGTGGTCATTCCTGGTTAAGGAGGGGAATAATTTTTTAGTGAAATTCACTCACTCAGTACGTGTTCTTCAAGTTGAGGAGCGGGGTGTGGCACTGGTTGCACTTTTCGTTGCCTTGCGCGGCTTGAATCTTGTCCAAGACGGCCGGACCCGTGCGTTGGAGGTACTGGCGGTACGAGTAGTTGTCTTCCATGTTGATGCCTTCTTGTTGCATCACGTAGTTGTTGATCAATCTGGACGAGGAGTGGATTTGGTAGCATCGTCCATCGGCCATGCCCATGCGCTGAGACATCTTAGTTGTTGTTATTACATGCTGAGAAATTTATCTGTTTGTTTTCAATCGTTCGCACCCACGATTGGTGTCCCTTTTCCCGAAGTGCTCGAACCATCCCACCCGTGCGGTATCCCATGTACGTGTCGAAGACGTCCACCTTGCTCGTCTCCTTCACCGAGAGCGAGGGTTCGGAGTGGATCGTCGTCGCCACGATGTTGAAGGCGAAGGCGACCTCCTTCAAAGTGCACGCTCCTGTGATGATGACTTTTCCCGTGGCGAACACACTCGCGGTGATTTGTTTCATCTCCTCCGCCGGTTTGAACTTAATCTTCACCGCGCTGTACCTCTCCGGTTCGAACGACACGGAAAACATCCCGTGCTGGGCGTCGAAATGTCTGTGCACCGCGATGAGATTGAGTTCTCGATTGAGGGAGAAATTGCTGTTAATCATGACCACCCTGAATTGTTCCGCCCGCACGCGAACGCTGATAAGGGTGTGCAACATCTGCCCCAACTGATCTATGATTCTCTGACAATCGAAGAGGGAAGTGCACCCGGCCACTTGGATGCTCCCGTTGGGGAAAATCTTCACGCTCTTCACCGAGTTGAACTCGTCCACACACCGAAGGGTGACTTGGTTGTAAAAAACAGCGTTCCCGAGGGACCAGGTGATTTGCTTCTTCGACCTCGACCCGCGACGCCGCCACTTGAGTTCCCCAATCTTTTCAAACGTCGCGCGCACCCTGTGAATGTCGATGGATTGCTCAAACCTCGAAACCATGGTGATGGTGGTTATTTTCACGTACGAGGGGCGACACCCCGGGTCGAATTGGTTTCTGAATTCATCCAAGGTGAGGACGTAAGAGAAATGATTGTTCGCGATGGAAGAGTACCCCATTTTAAAGATTTCCCCAACAATCGACGGGCTTAAGGCAATAATTCACAAATATTAGTAGAATGATGTTCCTTCACTCCGCGAAATACGTCCACGATGTCGAATCAGGGTTGGATTACGTCCAAATCGAGTACGACAAATACAGTCCGTACTCTAAGGAATACGACACCCACGTCGACAATCTCGCGACGCGTCCTCTCGGGAGTTGGGCTGAAATCCATTCTCTCAAGAAGAGCGTTAAGTACGATAAATTTTTAAACTCCATGGTCGAACAAACGGTCGAGGTCATGCAGAAGATGTGTGAGGTCACCCTCACCAACATCGTCAACGACCTAGAGCCGAGCGCCAAGGCGCAGATATGGCTCATGCACACCATGCGCATCTTGGACCCGTCTTTCACCCCGCCTTGGATCAACGTCAAGTCCGCGTGGCAACGCGCCTACGTCGCGGAGACGATAGAGCACACCTTTTTCGATCTCATCGAGCGCACGGTGAACACGCGGCGCCTGGAAAAGTTGTTTAACGTCTTGAAATTAATAGAAATAGAATTAACAATGTAAGAATAAGCATAAATAACGGACGCACAATCAATTTGTTTCTCGGAGACGGCTTGATGACCTCGATCGCCTTCTTCTCCTCCGGTGCCCCACCTCGCGGGTACTTGCACGTCCACCCCAAATCGATGTATCGCTTCGGCTGCTTCGGTCTGTTGTCCACGCAATTCGGCGCGACGGGCTTGCAGTAGTCCACCGTGCGGTCACCCATCGTCACCGCCATCTCACACAGAGGGGAGGGCTCGGCGTCTGGAACACCCCACGTCTTCTCCGTGACGACCTCGTCGAAATCGTCGAAATCCCCGTTACGTCTGACGGATCCCGGGAGGAGTAGATTGTGCTCGTTCACAAACGGGTTCCACCCATTCATCTGGTTTTCGTCGTCTAGCATGGACTCGCTCATTTACAGTAGGTGCATATTTTTTTGTGTGCATCTTCGTCAATTGCTCGCTCCAAGCGTCGTCCAGGTCGATGTCGAGTTGTGCTGAAAGTTGGAATATGTAGGACAGGACGTCCGCCATCTCACTCGCCACGTCCTGCCCCTTCTCCTTTTTGAGGTTTATCTTTTTGAACACCCTGTTGTACTGTCGAATCGCGCTCGCCAACTCCCCGAACTCCTCCGATAAGAGCAGCCACGTCTGTTCAACCGTGCCGTCCCATCCCCGCAGTTTGCACAGGCGCTTGGTCTGTTCTTTGTATTGGTTCAGACACATTCAATATCTTACTCATACAGGGGGGTGTATTTTTTATACGCCAATCTTGTCGTTGAAGGGAATCTTTTTCCCGTGAGTCGAGGTGTTGATCGGCTGGGCCAACGGCTCGGCCATGGTTTGCGAATCGCGGATGTACGCAATCTGTTGCATCACCCCGGTTTTGATTTGTCTCACGGCGGTGTTCATGACCACGGTGTTCATCTCACGCACCTGCTCGTTCACGTTTTGAAAGTGGTCGCCGGCGTTGTTGATGAAAACCATGCGCATGAGGGCGAAGAGGTCGTCGTCGGACTGACGGTCGATCTCGATCCCACCGGAAATTTGGCGGAAGCGGGTGCGGATGGCGTGCTGAAGAAGATTTCGATTGAACTCCGAGAAGAACAGAGTGTTCAGGGGGGTCTCCGATTGCTTCAGGGTGCTGAGGCTACTCATTACTATGGGCAGTGAAAATAATCCCAGTCTATAATAAATCATGCAACCGGTCGTCCTCGCAGATTTCGACGAGACGTTCGCTCAGAAGCCGCCGTCCCCGGACGACATCCCGTGCAAGGCACCGACGTGCTTCGTCGGCTCCTACGCACCCGTGAGCAAGCCTGGTGTCCCGGGCACCTTCAACAACAACACCTATTTTTTGCACCCGACGCGAAAGTTCGAAGCCGTGGGCGCGGTCGTGGTGCGCTCGGGCGATTTTAAGTGCACTTAAAAATATTGGACATTATTTAGTTATCAGCCATGCGAGTGCAAAAGCGTTCCGGAAAAATTGAGGATGTCAAGTTTGACAAAGTCACCCTCAGAATATCGAATCTGTGCGACGGGCTCTCCGACGCGGTCGACCCGACCGTCGTGGCTCAGAAGGTGTTCTCGTCCATGTACGACGGCATCAAGACCACTGAAATCGATACTCTGAGTGCTGAGATATGCATCGGGATGATCACCGAAGACCCTGATTACGAAACCTTGGCCACCAGAATCGTGGCCTCCAACATCAGGAAGCAGGCGCCGAATAATTTCCACCTCGCCATGAAAAAACTCCACGCCGAGGGCATCGTGACCGAGGACGTCGTCAAGACCGCCAAAGAGGTGAAAGACTCGATCGTGCCCGAGAGGGATTTCGATTTCGGATATTTCGGCCTGAAGACTTTGGAGAAAGGGTACCTCCTCAAAATCAACGGCGACGTCGTGGAGACGCCCCAGTACATGTGGATGCGAGTCGCCGTCGGGATTCACGGCTCGGACGTCGACAAGGTTTTGGAGACGTACGAGTTGATGTCCCAGGGGAATTTCACCCACGCCACCCCCACCCTGTTCAACAGTGGGACGCCGAGACCACAACTCTCGTCGTGCTTCCTTGTGGCCAATAAGGAAGATTCGATCGACGGCATTTACGGCACCATCACCGAGTGCGCGCAAATCTCCAAGTGGAGCGGCGGGTTGGGGGTGCACATTCACAACGTTCGGGCGAATAAGTCTCGCATTCGAGGCACCAACGGCCAAGCCGACGGTATCATCCCGATGTTGAGGGTGTTCAACGCCACCGCGCGATACGTGAACCAAGGAGGCAAGAGGAAGGGGTCGTGCGCCATCTACCTCGAACCGTGGCACGCCGACGTGATGGAGTTTTTAGAGTTAAGACTCAACCAAGGCGACGAGGAGGCGCGCACGAGAGACCTCTTCACCGCCCTGTGGATTCCAGACGAGTTCATGCGTCGCGTGGAGAGCGGTGGGGACTGGTCCCTCATGTGCCCCGACGAGTGCCCGGGCCTGTCCGACGCGTACGGCGAGGCGTTCGATGAATTGTACAGAAAATACGAGAGCGAGGGCAAGGCGCGGCGAACGCTCCCGGCGCAGACGGTGTGGAAGGCCATTCTCAAATCACAGAGCGAGACGGGCACGCCCTACATGCTCTACAAGGACGCGTGCAATTCCAAGTCGAACCAAAAGAATTTGGGGACCATTAAATCTTCCAACTTGTGCACGGAAATCCTGGAGAAAACAGACAGCGAGGAGACGGCGGTGTGTAACCTGGGTTCGATCGCCCTCCCGAAATTCGTCAAAGACGGTGGATTCGACCACGAACGCCTCCACGAGGTCACCAAGGTGTTGGCGAAAAACTTGAACAAAGTCATCGACATTAATTTTTATCCCACCGAAACGGCGAAGCGTTCGAACCTGCGCCACCGCCCGATCGGCATCGGCGTCCAAGGCTTGGCCGACGTGTTTTGCCTCCTGCGCCTCCCTTTCGACAGCGAGGGTTCGAGGGCACTGAACGCCGCCATCTTCGAGACGATGTATCACGCCGCCCTCGAGGCGTCGTGTGAGTTGGCCGAGGTGGAGGGTCCGTACGAGAGTTTCCAGGGCTCACCCGCGTCCCAAGGTGTGCTCCAGATGGACATGTGGAGCGAGGGCGAGACCAAGCACAGCGGTCTGTGGGACTGGGACGCCATGCGCGAGCGCGTCAAGAAGGGTCTGCGCAACTCCCTCCTCCTGGCACCGATGCCCACGGCGTCGACGGCACAAATCCTGAGCAACAACGAGTGTTTCGAACCGTTCACGACCAACATCTACCTCCGACGCGTCTTGGCGGGTGAGTTCGTCGTCGTGAATAAATATTTGGTGGAGGATTTGAAAAAGATTGGGATGTGGTCCAAAGAAATGCGCGACCTGATGATTAAAGCCGGGGGGTCGATTCAAAACATCATCGAGATTCCGGATGAGTTGAAACAATTGTACAAGACGGTGTGGGAGATTTCTCAAAAGTGCATCATCGACATGGCTGCCGACAGAGGGCGATTCATCTGCCAATCCCAATCGATGAATCTCTTCGTGGAGGCGCCCACGTTCGCCAAACTGTCCTCCATGCACATGTACGCGTGGAAAAAAGGGCTCAAGACCGGGATGTACTACTTGCGCACCAAACCCAAGGCGAAGGCGATTCAATTCACCCTCGAGCCCGAGTGCGTGGCGTGTTCGGGATAACTTAAAGTTTACATACGTTTAATAATTAAAACACGGAGATGCTTAAATTCACCGAATGCCTCGACCAACTCGTCGTCCGTGAATACAAGGGCCGGAAGATGGTCCTGTGCACAAAGGACGAGAAGCCCTTTCGCGTCCAATTGCCCCGTCTGTACATGCCCTTCGGCGTCTCTGGGTTCACCCCGGAGGTCGGGGCCACCAAGTACAACATCGATTTCTCCCTCAACGGGTGGGACGAGGAGGGATCGTTCGTGCAAAAGTTTTACCAAACCCTCCGCCAGGTGGAGGCGAAGATCGTCGAGACCGTGGCCGAGAATTCCGAGGAAATCTTCGGTGAGAAGAAGACCGCGGAGGAACTCACCCCTCTCTTCAACAGTAACATCAAGGAGAGCGACGGCGGCGATTACGCCCCAAAGTTCAGGGTCAAGGTGGACAGCACCATCGACGACCGCGTCAAGTGCGACGTCTTCGACGGGCAAAAGAATCGACTCACCGACACCCTCGAGGATAAATTGTATGCAAGAAACAGTGGCAAGGGCATCGCCGAGGCGGCCTCCGTCTATTTCTTGAATAAAAAGTTCGGTGTCACGTGGAAATTGTACCAATTGCAAGTGTTCGAACCCGAGAGATTAAAGGGATTTCAGTTTACTTTGTAGTCTTGATCATCTTCGCCGTGAATTGCGCCAACGCCGCCTTCGACAGCGCCCCGTACTTGATAGGTCGCCACGCGTTCACGTCACGCTTCTGGCCTTCCTTCGCCTCCTTGACACTCGCCTTCCACTTTTTCACGATCTCGTCTTGATTCATGTGTTTTGTAGTAGGTGGGGATTATTAATTTAGACGAGTTGGCTGTACTCCATGGAGCCCTTCTTCGGGGCGTTCTTGAAGCCCTTGCTGCCCTTCTTCGCCTTGAACGCACCCAAGTTGTTGTTCTTCTTGGCCGCGGCGGACGCCTTCTTGGACTTGATGTTGCCATCCTTGTCCTTGAAGAGGTCCTTCTTCTTGAGACCACCCGCGGTCTTCTTCGCCGTGCCGTGGAAAACCATAGCCTTCGAACCGACGGTCTGAACCAACTTTTCCGTGGCGGAGATGAGGTTGCGGAGTTTGCGCTTGACAATCGTGTTGTTGTTAGCCATGTGTGATAATATATAATAATACAAGAGAAATTATTTGACTAGTCACTGAAATAGTCGTCGTCTGAATCGGATTGAATCTCGATCGGGTTCTCCTTGATTTTTCTCGGTCTCGATTTCGGTGGGGGTGGTGGTTGCAACTCCCCAGGGTGTGCCCTGTGGTATTCCACCTTGTCCCAGAACGCGCGCATCACCGGGAAGAACTCCTCGAACCACCCCCTGTCGCGCTCGATTTCGACGACCACGAACTCCATCGGGCGCGGCCAATTGAACTCTGCCGGTTTGTATTGGATGAAGAACGCCTTGGGTAGGTCAAGGATCTCCATACATAACTGTAATTGTGGCAAATAATGCTCAGGAACGGACCCATCACCGATGTCGCGCATCATCGGACACTTGATTTCGACGAGGCAATTCGACTCTGTGACCCCATCGGGGGAGCCACCCAGGAATTTGTGCACCGGGTGTTGCATCACCCCCAATTCGTGGACCACCTCGTTGTATTCCTTTTCGAAGAGGATGCGCGCCTCGTCTTCGTATTTCTCCCCGTGCCGCGTCGCCTCGTTGCCCTGAAACTTGGGGACCAAGCCGCACTTTCGAAGGAGCAACTGATGCGCGGTCTCGTATTTGTTTTTACCGATGGCCGTCGCCGCGTCCGAGGCGGTGAGCATCCCATGGCGGAGGGCGAGCCATTCCTCGCTTTTCTGGGCTGGACCGTTGGCGTCGAGTTCGATGAGTCGCTTAACGTTCGGGTGCATCTTAGTGATTAAGCGGCGCTATCGTTTAAATGTGGGTAAAAGAACGCCCTGGCCGCCATTTGTTCCGCCTGTTTCTTCGTCTTCGCCCTCCCCCTCCCACCGAATCGTCCGTCCACCCACGCCTCGACTTGGAAGAGCCCGTCCTCGTGCGAGACCACCCTGTAGTCCGGGAGGGCGACCGCTTTCTGTTGGCAATGGCGCATGAGCCAGTCCTTCCAGTTGTCGTCCACGAGGAGGCTCTGCATGTTCACAAAGTATGGATTGGTGTAGATGCGCAAGATGAATTGCTTGGCATGCAACAGCCCGAGGTCTTCGTAGATGGCCCCACACAGGGCTTCGAAGACGTCCTCTTGGATTTTTTTATTCGTCGTCCACCCGTTTCGGTGTCCTTTCTCATCCATCAACACGAAGCGTGCGAGATTGAGTTTTTCGGAGATCGCGGCCAGGCACTCCGAGCGCACCAACTTTGTGCGCGCCTTGGTGAGGAACCCCTCTTGTTCGTTCGGGTAGGATTCATAGAGAAAGCGGGTGATGACAAAGCCGAGAACGCTGTCGCCGATGAACTCGAGGCGCTCGTAGGACTCGCCGAGGTGGGGGTGCTCTTTCAGTGAACTCTTGTGGGTGAATGCTTTTTGGTACAGAGACAAATTATTTATCTTTGTACCAACAAGTGTTTCTATCGCTTGCTTGGTGACATTCATATATATTTATTATAACTCAAAAATTTTAAGCCTTGATGTAGTGCGGGGAGAGGTACTTTTGAAGGTTCAAGTACGTGACCGTGACGTCCGCCGGCGGTTGGAGGAGGTCTCTCAACTTGTCGTCCAAGACCAAGACGCGGCCGTTCTCCGGGTGCTTCAAGCCCTTCTCGGTGATGTACTTGTTGATGAACTTGGTGACCTCGGAACGGGAAACCATCGCGTCGGCCTCAGCGCCCAAGAAGGCTCGCAACTTTTCGCTAATCTTTTGCTTGCGGTTGAAACCGTTGTTCTCGGCGCGCTTAGCGGCGATCTCGCCGGTCGGGTCGTCTTGCTTCGCCTTGACCTTGCGGAGCAACTTGGCGATGGCCTTCACTTCGGCGCGGAGAGCGGTGATATCGGCGGCAATGGATTCAACAGACATTCTTGCTTCTTTTGTGTTTAGATAGTGGTGGTCGTCTTTAAGTCATGAATATCGTGCTCAAAACGATGAGGAAAAGCAATAGCAATTTCAGGAAGGGTGGGGGTTTGCGGTACACCTTGCGCACGTCGACGACCTCCACGTCCGTGGGAATCCCTTTCGCGGGGCAACCGCCGTCGCAGCACCGGGACGGACACGGGTACACGACACCGTTTGGGTACATCTTGCCACAGAACTGGTAGCGCCTCGGGTAGAGGCTCTCGCTGCGCGCGTAACATCGACACCCATCACACGTCGGCGTCGACATTATTATTATTATGTGGAGATATAATAATGGACAGGGAAGTTTACTCCGACAAATCAATCAAGGAGTTCACGAAGAAAAATTTATTCTTCAATGATCCGGTGCTTGAGAAATATTACGACCAAGACAAGGTCGCGGAGTTCAGGCGTCGCCTCGTCTCGAAGCACGGCGAAGAGTCTCTCGACAAGATGATCTACGTCGTCGTGACCGATAGCGTTCGAGACATCATACTGAACACGGTGGGGAACCTCACCAAGTTCCTCAAGCCCATGGGTGACATGGTGATCGCCGGCGGGGAGGCTTTCAACATGCACTTTCCCAGAGACGAGCGCGTGGTGACCTCGGACATTGACACCAAATTCGCCCCGAGAATTCCCTACGATAAGAAATATTTCGGAAAACTCCAGAGCATCAAGTTGATCCTTTGGGACAAACTCGGGAGGGTGTGCCAACAGTTGGATGAAAAAATCAAGAGGCGCCTGTCCAAGAAGACGAAATTGGCACGTTTCCTGGGCATCTCCTTCGCGTCGAAAGGGCCGTACGTCACCAGGAGGTACACCCTGATTAAGAAGAAGAAAGCCTCCAACGCGAACAAACCCCAGCCGGAGGACGTCTTGATAGACGTCGAATTGTTCGCCCTCGACTTGCAGATGCGATGCTTCAGCATCAAGGACAAAAAAGTGATTCAGCGAACGCTCGGGGGGCTCCTGGACATTCCCTTCATGCGACCGAAAGAGTTCGGGTACGAGATCGTCGACAACCAGAAGAAGGGCATCGTTTACAAGGACAAAGACACCGGGCGTTTGGTGAGCGACAAGCGCGTGTACATCGGGGGCAAGCGCTTCCTCTTGGACGACGTCTACGAGATGCAAAAGTTGGGTCTGCGACCGCAAAAGGTGGAGAAGGACAAGACGCGCATGGTCAAGTTGGCGAGACTCGTGGACCCGAAATTCAAGGTTCTCAAGTCGAACGGCATCGACGCCATCTACCGCCGAGTGAAGAACAAGGTGCCCCCACCCCCCATGAAATTCAACCTTCCCAGAATCCGTTCAGTCAACGTCGAGGCCGCGGCGAGGGTGAACCCTGCCAAATACGCCAGATACACGACGAAACCGGAGCAGAAACGCCTGGCCAAGGCTTTCGGGAAGGGGATCAAACTCCCCAAGGGTGCGAAGGCCCCGGCCGGGTACACGAAGACCCACGGGAGACAGCGCTTCGACGTCAAGACGGGTAGGTGGGTACGAAACAACACGACCGCATACGTGGGTAACCAATTCACACACAGGAAAAATAACGCCAATACTGTGAAGACGAAGACGCTGTATGGGTTCAACAAAAAACGAGATTCATGGGTCCCACGCAAGGTACTGGAAAACGCGAAGGAGATTCCATTCGTAGGGTTAAAGAAATGAGACGCGTATTATACACACACCAAGGATGAAATTCAGTACACCGACCAAAGATGAAGATGGATTGTACTACGCCCGCGTCAGGGGCGACGACGACAAGAAGGTGTTCATTCAGTTGAATAAGGTGAAATGCACCCGGTCGTCCGCGAGCGTGGCCGAGTTCACCATCGACCAGGTGGCGAACAAGAAAAAGATTCGCAGAGTCGAGGACGAGAACATCACCGCCGCGACGGAAAATGCCGAGGCGTGGTTCGGGGCGGAGATGACACCAGAACAAATCAAGGCTGCGTATTCCTCCATCTTCGAATCCACCGGACGCCTCAGCGTCGAACGCATTCCACCGACCAAGGTTTTCACTTGCAACTTGGAACAGACGGATTTCGAATCGATCGTCGAGGGGAAGACGTGCAACCTCATCGTCGAGTTCGCCGGTCTCTACTTTGCGCGAAGCAGTTTCGGCCCGATCTGGAACCTCGTGCAAGCCAAACTACACGCCGACCCGATCGTCAACGAATACCCAGAAGAACCCGCATTCGCGGATGAGGACGACGAGGAGGCCGAGGAGGAGGCCCCAGAGCCAGAGGCCGCGGCCGAGCCCGAGCCCGAACCCACCGAGGCTGCGGAGGAAATTCAGGCCCCGGTCGAATCTGAGGTCGAGCCAACCCCGGATGTGCAGGAGTAAAAAATAAAATATCTGATGTAATTATATACTAGACCCATGAAGTTGGCCAAAAAGACGCTGATGCTCGTCGCGGTTGCTGTCATCATTTATTTGCTGTTCACCGTCAACGAATCCTACACCCCGCTCTCCGATCAATCCTTCGGCATGGTCGGCGGTGGCCCGTCGGCCGGACCCAGCCCGGCCCGCGGTGGCAGTGAGTGCTCCATGCGCGCGGGATCCGGTTTGGCCAGCGCCCTCCTCCCGCGTGAGGTCGCCGCTGAGGAAGATTTCTCCGAGTTCGCCCCCCAGGATATCTTGAAGGCGCAAAACTTCCTCTCCCCGCGTGCCCAAGTCGGATTCCCGGAAACCGTCGGTGGCGCCCTCCGCAACGCCAACCAGCAAATTCGATTCGAGTTGCCGAACCCGAAGCAACCGTACGTGTGGAACAACAGCACGATCGTGCCGGACCTTGCACGACGCCCGTTGGATTAAAAACGTAATTAAAGATTTGTTTCACTAAATTAGTTAGAAAATGTCAGAAGAGTTGAGTCATAACGTTCAGAAATTGGTCGAACTCAGCAAACAGATCGCCGATGCCAAGGCTGACATCAAAGTGTTAGTCGCGGCCGAGAAGAGTTTGAAGGAATTAGTCAAGGCGAACATGCAACAGGAAAAGATTGACACAATCAATCTAAAAAAAGGAAAGATCGCTCTAAAGAAATCAGTGCGGAAGCAGGGGATGAACAAAAAAACAGTCACGGAAGGCTTGCGGACGTATTTCAAAAACGACGAGGAACAACTCAACGGTGCGATCGAGTGCATTTTGGAATGCTGCGAGACCAAGGAAAGCACCAGTCTCAGTATGACTGGTTTAAAAGAAAAACCCCAAGAATAAATAATGGTGTGGTCACAGTACGTCTACGAGGCCTCGGTCGGAACCGAGGCACACTCGAGCGATGACGATCACACCGACTCGGAAGAAAACAACCCTCTTCTGAATATTCACACCTATTACGATGCATATTCAGACGAACTATGGTTCCTTTGGGACGTCATGCAGGAATCCCTGCGCGACGCATTCTTGGAGCACGATTATGACGAATTGCATTTCCACGACTGGCTCGAATTTTGTTTCACGGAGAGTGAACGCCGAGACGACGTGAAACAAGTGGAACACGCGAAATACCTCTGGCGTCTGCTCAACCGAGAGGACCACGCAGCGCTGTTACAGAAGAAGACGCTGGGAGACTTTGAAGAATTTCTTCTAAGTTATAGTATACCAATACGATGATCGACATCACCTCCCAGAAAGTGAGCATCCCCGCGGCGCTTTTTGTCGCTCTTTCCCCGGGCGTGGTTCTCACCACGACGGGGAAAAACCTCAAGTTCAGAAGCGGAAACACCTCCCAAGCGGCGGTGTTCTTCCACGCCCTCGTGTTCTTTCTCGCGTACAGCCTCATCGCCCGCGCCCTCGGTTTGGTGCTCACGAAGACCGATCTCATCGTCACGACCGCTCTCTTCGTCGCGCTTTCCCCTGGTATCTTGTTGACTTTGCCGAAGAACAGCGCCGGCTCGGCCCAAGCGGCGATTGTCCACGCGGTGGTCTTCGCTATTGTCTTTGCGTTGCTTCGCAGGCAATTTC